CGACCAGCGCCGATAGGTCAACCAACGGCGCGATGGCATCATACGCACGCACGCTGTCGCTGTCACGCGCATAGGCTCGGTTGGCGTTCTGCAACGCAGCCAGCGTATCACCCATCTCACGCGCCAGGTACTTCAGCACCATCACATGGGCCATGCCATGAATCTTCGCGTTCTGACGTGCATCATCATCGGTGTCGTACATAAGTCCGTCCATGTGTTCGCCCTCCCATTGCGAGAGGGTAGGTTAGCATTGAATCTCAGAGGCTGGCGCGGTAAATTCAAATCATTGCGGCGGCGCTGAAAGCAGAAGCGCGGGGCGCGGAGCCAGTCTCATGCCGTTACACGAGTGCCTGTCTCGTACAGGATGACGCGGGGGTAGTGGCCCGCACCCGGCGCGCTCCCTTTGAGCCGGGGTAGCTCAGAGGTCGCCGGAGTAGCGCCCGGCCCGCAATCAACCCTCCGCAGGCTTCGCGACCGGATCGTCAATGCTGTCGCTGATGATTGCGTCCAGCACTGTGACGCCGCCCTGCGCCGCTGTTCCTGCAATTCCACCAACAGCGCCGACCTTCTCTGCCGTCTTGACGCATTTGGTCCGGTCCAGTTCTTTGCACACATCGGCTGCTGCCTGTGCTCCGGCCTGGACGCCAGCCGTAGCTGCGCCAATCGCTGCGCCCGTTGCGTTGATTTGCTCGGTGGTGCACCCGGCCAGTGCCAGCGCCGTCAGCGCGATCAGAATTCGCTTCATGCTTCACCTTCGATGTTGGGGATTGCGTAGACCAGAACCGCCGTAATCAGCGTGGACACCGACTGGATGACCTCTGGGGTTGCGGCTTCCGCCAGCGGTGGGATTGCGGGGGCGAACAGTGTCACCAGCCCGCCGAGCACCGCCACGATGGCCTTGTTGTACTTCTGCATTGCTGCCTCCTATCCGCCGTTCTTGGCGGTGATGAATGCTTCGATTGACGCGATTTCGTCTGCCGTGGGTAGGTCTTCCATCACGATCATCTGCGTCACGTCTGCGAGAATGTTATTAGCGCCGCCCGTGCCACCAGACCCGCCGAGGATTGGTGTGTAAGTCGCACCCGTTTCGGTGTGGCCGAGGCTGTCAATCTCCACACCATCAACCCGCAGAGTGGCTTCGTTGCCCACACTATCGCGCGTCCAGCCGAGAACGTGCCAGTCCGTATCCCCGGCCAGTGGTTCTGTGATTCGCTGGCCGCCCCCGAACCCGCCCAAAAACGCGTCCAGATTGGTTGTCCAAGCCATGCCGAAAGTACCCGGCCCGTTGTCCCCCATCATCCGCACGAGGTTCGTACCGGCTGCTTGCCGCCGGATTCCCAGAAACACCGCCGACGCAGTTCCGAACGCAACCGAGTTGCTGAAAATGTAGCTGCAACTGTTCGCGCTATCGAAGTCGAGATACGTGACGCCCCCAGAGACCGTCAGAGTGGCCCGCTGGCCGTCCGTCGCCGGAACGCCGTGGTTTGTGCCGTTTTTGTCTTGGATGGTGCCTACAAGGTCGCCGTTGCCAGCCGTCGTGCTTGGGCTTGAACGTTCCTGGAATACTGTTGCCGCGTCGCTTGGGTCGTACCAGACGCCGCCCGTTCGGGCCATTGCAGCGGCAACGTTGCTTTCGAGGCTTGATCCGCTCGGACTGTTGCCCACGCCCATTCCCAGACCCATTTGCATTTCAATCTCCTCGATCCATACGAACAGGGGTAATTCACCGGACACACCCACAGGTGCTTCCAGTTCAATCGTGCTGTCGTGAATTTCCTTGATGCGTGGGTCATCCCCAAAGTCGCCGCGCCCGTACTGGTGCACGGAAAGCAGATCGCCCACCTTCAGGCCTTCGGTACTGCCCTCGACCGATATCGTCGCGCTGCCAGACGTGAACTTGCCCCATAGCGGGGCTTTGGGCGTCTTGTAGCCGCCCGCAATGAACTGCCACGATCCAGCGTCCGATACTGTCGCCGTGGTAAAGTCATGGCCTGACATTGCCTCGGCATAGACCTTCCGCCCGATCACGCCCTTGATCCAGAGTATCTGGCCGGTCACATCGCAGCGAGCCGCGCCGCCCTGGTAGAATCCCACGGCGCGCGGTGTTGGAATGTCGATCCCAGCGTCAAGTTCCAGCGTGACGTCCAGCCCATCTACCGTGGTCGTGAAGTCGGCCTTGGGTCGCGCAAACACCGGGCGGCTGTGATTGATTTCAATGCCGGTGCCGGAGAAGTGTGCGCGCTCGACCCAGTAGGGTAGGGCAATATGCCCGTGCCGGTATTCGCCGGTCGAGACGTTGTGAACGTCAGGGTTGCCATAGAGCGTTGCTTTGACGTCGTGTTGTGTCGATCCTGCGTAAATGCCCAAGCTGGCATTCCATGCCGCCTTCTGCCAGGGGGCAGATATACCCAAGATGCTTGTGAACCTGCTCCCATCCCGTATGCGCACGTCAGCGGGCATCATGCTTAGGACTTCCGACCCTGCAAAGTCCGTGCTGTTGAATATGACAGCCGACTGGTTGTTGCCGCCCATGACGTTTGCTGGCACGTCATACTCAAGCGTCTTGATCGGTAGAAACAGAAGATTTGCAGTCTGAAATACCAGCGAACCTTCAGACGATCCGTTGCCTGTCCAGTCGCCAATTCGGTAAAGCGACTCAGCCTTGGTGCAGTCGAACTGCATAGGGCCAAGCAATGGCGTACCGCCGAACTCGAAGATACGCCCGATAAATCCGCCAAGCGATAGCGTCTCGACCTTCCCGCCGAACTGCCCTTGCTGCCCGGTTGTCGTGTCGATGTTGGAAAAGCACGTCCACACATCAGCAGCAATCCAGCGCTCGAACAGCATGGACCGCGCCTGATGCCCGAGCGAGCGAGCGAGATACTTTACATTCTCGCAGTTTACATCGCGCCCGAACGTAAAGTCGCCGTTGTGGATGATGTCAGCGCCATTCAGCAAGACTTGGCAGAATCCACCGGCCCAGACGTCATAGAACCCATTGTCGCTCGAAGGGTCTTCTGTGCCGACCGTCTTGTCGTTTACCTCTGCGAACGAATGCTGATTGTCGTTTCCCCAGTACCGCTCATCCGTCTTTGGATAGGCAGTATCTCGCACCGCGTAACCGAGGACAGACAGCTTCCCAATACGGCCATAACGAGTCCCGCGAAACGCAAACGCAGGCCGATCCGGCACGCGACCCTCACGAAAGGAGAACCCGCTCAGTCCTCGGTTTTCATATCCCAGACGCCTGCTAGGACCATTCCGCTCAATTGCCGGAACACTACCGAACCCATCGACCGGCCCAATGAATACAGTGTTGTCAAACTTGTTGCCGTCGTAGACCTCAAGATCTAGCGCATCCATCAGGCAGCACCGATTTCTTCGGCGATGGCGGTAGAAGTGGCACGCTCATGGATGCTTGTGTCTGTGTCGTTCAGCGTTCGGTTGAGCGTAACTACCGCAGAAGCGCTCATGCGAACGTGGAAGGAATAGGTTACAGCGGAATCTGTCGCAGGCGCATCAATGTAATTGACAGAAACTTGCGCCATACTCGACGCGTTGTCGCCGTCAAACGGGATTGGACACAAACCATGAATCCGGTTTCCTGCGGCGGCAGCCGAGCCGATCTCGACACCGTCTCGCTTCACGTAAATCATTGACCCAGGCGCGCCAATGTTTACCTCAAGTGAAAGATTGGCACTTAGTCCCACCCTCGATGTCGAGGAAGACGGGGTAATCGTCACATCCATATGGCTTAGATGCGTATCAGCCGACGCTGTGTAAGACTCAGGGTCAACGTGGTGTGTCTGCACCTTGTTCTGAGCAGCAAGGATTGCTTCCAGCAGATTGGCCGCGTCGATCAACGCGCCAGACGTTTTCGCAGTGATATCCGCCGTTTCGGCCAAGCCGGTGATAACGTCGCTGTTCACTGTGATGTCTTTAACGGACAAGTCAAAAAGCGCGCCATCGACCGTAAGGAAAGGGATATCGTTCGTGCCGTCATAGAACGTCAGAACCTTACCGGATGACGTGTTGAGCCAAAACGAGTTGTCTCGAACAGCCGCAGGTCTGGACGTTCCAGAATACATGCCACCCCACCCCGCAGCGATGGCCGCTGCAAGGGACCGGATTGCGTTGTTGATTCCGCCGGGCGGGCAGTTTTCAGCGACGTTCACAGTACCGCTAGAACCGTCTGGTACGGTCGTGTTGTCGCCAGCGACAATGTTCAGTTCGCTCGGAAGGATGTCAACCATACCGCTTGCCTCTTGATTTTTGGGATTACCCGCGCCATGTGCGTAGGATGCTAGTCACCGAAATGACCGTTTTTCAGCTTTATGGGCTGATCATGTTGGCGTTTGTAATTGTCATGCTTGCGGGCCAGCTTTTGAAGCTAGTCCCGACACTGACAGGCAAACAAAAGTTCGTTGCTTACTCTGGCCTGACCGTAATGGTTATTGGACCGGCGTTTTTTGGGGCTTGGGTCCTTCAGATGTAAGATCAATCCCGAATTCAGCAGCAAGTGTCCTAAATAGCGCTCTTTTCTGCGCCGTAATCTCAACGGCATCACGGGAAACATCGCGCCCTGTCTGAACGGTAGCCCGCAGCCCATCAACAGCTTTCATTGTGCCTTTGTCGGCAATTGCCTTGGCGGCGCTCGCCCCCGCAGACACTGTCAGCGCCGCTGGGTTAACCGCAACAGCGCCCAAGTTCAAAGCTGTCATCAATCCATTTCCACCGGGCGACAACTTCCCCACCAAGCGCAAGGTGTTGTCCTTGGCACTTCCACGAACGATCCGGCGCATCGCCCCGATTTCGTCAGACGAAAAGAACTTTATCTGCTTCTTGTTCTTCAGCAGGCTTTTGAAGCGTTGCCGAATGACGTTGTTCACATTTCCGCCGCTTCCGGTGCTTGCCGCCTGATCGGCTGCTTCAAGCAAAATGCTATCAATCAATTCGGCTTTTCGGAACTGAGTGTGCGCCTTGCGCGCTTCTCTGATCGCACCTGACACAGCTCGTACATTCACCTTCTGACCATTCGCGCCACTTGTTGGCACTGTCCGCTCAATAAAGCTGTCTATTTGGTCAACCATAGACGCGCCAAACGACTTGTCGGCGGGCAGCATAGACCCTCCCGCATCTCGCGAAACTACTTGGCGCAGTTGGTCCAACTCAGTCAGAGAAAGAGCTTTCCCACGAAGCGATTGCGCGTATTGGAGCGCGGCAGATGCCCCTTTGTGTAGTTCTGAATTGAAGGCGCGTGACTGGAGTTGCTTTTCCATACGGGCGACCAAATCATCAACAGCCTGTGATCGATATGACGCCCCCAAATTAGAGACCGCCTGATACGCGTCATCGCGCGCCGCCTTAAGGTCCGCTGTTGGCTTAAGGGCCTTCATTGCAGCGCCCCGAACCCTGCCGTTTGCAATGCGCTGCAAACCGCCTGTAATTACGCCGCCGAGAAGAGCCCCAGCAGCCCCGGACTCAAGCGCCTCAGTCGCTATATTCTCTAAATCGCCCTCGGCTGCGCCTGCGCCCCAAATAGTCCCGTAGATTGCGCCTTCACCAGCGCCAGCCGCTGCCGCCCCAGGAACAGTCTTTGTCGCGCCGACCAATGACAGCCCGTTCTTAGCCGCGCCAACACCTGTAGCAACAGCGCCCGCGATGTTTGATCCTGTCGCCAGCACAGGGTTTTTCTCAGAGAATTTTGCAGATCTTTCGCGCTCTTCAGACAAAGCAATCTGATACTGTTCGAGGAAATTATCATCGTTAAACAACGCAGGGATAGCGCGCTCGATTGCCTCAAGATTGTCCCCAAAATTCCCGGCTACACCGCTGGTGAACTCATCAAATGCGCCTTCAATCAATCCCTTCTCAGGAAGTCCAGACTGGTCAACCGCCATCTGCCCCAGCGCCGCCTCAACGTCCGCCCGGTCTCGCGGGTCAGGGCCTTCAGCGGCAACGCGCTCTTGCTGCGTGGGACCAAGCAGGCCACGACGCTCCGCTTCTGCCTGCAACTCGCTCTGGTCGATCAGTCCGCGACGGACGGCTTCCTGAAACAGCATATCCTGCGACGCACCGCCAATCAGTGTATCTGTTCCGGCACCGCCGCTTATACCGTCGCTGAACATCTGGCGATATCGCGCCTCCCGCTTGGGGCGGTGCGATTTGTGCGGGCGCAAAAAATCATTCATGATCGAGACCGCTGCATCAGCCGGGTTGTCCGTCGCGAATATTCGCTTGGCCGCGCGCTTCTCGGTCCCTGACAATTCGTGCATCAGGAAGTCAGCCTGCACATTCATATCAGAGACCGGAAGCCCCCGTTCCTGAGCGAATGCTTCAAGCTGGCGGCGGCGCGGGCCAGTCCATTGCAACAACCCATAGCCACCACGAGATCCCGGCACGATTGGCTTGATCTCGTTGATATCCGTCCGCATGCCACTTTCGTCTTGAGCATTGGCCGCGAAGGCCTGCGCTACATGCTTGGGAAGGCCGCGTTGCAGCAGCGCCGCCGTTAGATCGGTCATCGGCCCAGAGCCTTCAGCAATGCCTCATCTGATATGGACTTTACGTCGAATTTCTTAGACTGCCCCGGCGTGGCAGCACCTGCGCTCTGCAGTTTCGGCGCGATAAGTTCAGTCATCATCTGTCGAAGTTGCGCGATATTGGCAGCCCCACGCTCTTTCATGCTAGCATATCCTGTCGCGTCCATTGCAGCGCCTGACAGTGACGTTGGGTCAATAAGCAATTGATCCATCAGTGTAAGGTCAGGCCCGTTCAGAACGCCAAGATTGAAAAGTTCTTTCATCTGCAACTGAAGGCTGCGGCGCGCCACGTCGTAGGCATCCTTAGCCTCTCCCGGAAGCACCGTGCTGCCGTGCTCATTCAGAAGGCCCTCAAATGTATCGAGACCCTTCATAATTGAGTCGTAGGCGTTCCGCCCCTTGATCGCCTCAGTCTTGATTGCTGTTGGTGCGTTAGCACCGCCAATTTGGACAGTGCCATCTGGACCAATTGTAATCCCGCTGTCCGCAGCCAGAATCTTTTCACGCGCTGCTTTGTAGTCTTCGTCGCCAATCAAGCCAGAACGATAGTCAGCAGTGAGTTTAGCGATAGCAGATTGCGCAGTTCGCGGTTTCTCCGGCGCTGCAATCGAGACCTCCGGCCCATCCGCCCCGCCAAGGTCAACAAGCTGATTGCCGACGACCTTGTACCGCGCATACGGGTTGCTAGGAGACGGAAACGCCTGTTGCGCCATGATCCCCATCGCAGCGCGCGGGTCCGCATCATACATCGCGCCCAGGATGCCCTGCTGTTGCGGGTTCATGCCCTGCATGTGGCCCATGATGCCCGGCTTCAGCCCCTGCATCCGCTGGCGTTCCATGATCTGCGCCGTCCGCTGCTGATAGGGTGCCATGTTCGGCGCGCGGCCCTGCGACAACGCCATAAGCGTCTCACCAGCGCCGCCGATGCCATTCGCCAACGTGTCAGCGTTGCGGCTCAGATAATCGAGAATTCCAGCCATTAGTAACGCGCTCCATACGGATAAGCCCCGCCCATCTGCATAGGCTGCATCATGCCGCCGCCCTGCCGCATCGGGTACTGGATTTGGGGTGGCGGTGCGATCTGGGGCTGTCCGCCGCCTCCCCCGCCTTGCATCATTCCGCCCATCTTTTCGATCATCGGCCCATACTTATCGAGGAATCCCATGATGCCAGTCTGTCCTTTGAGGGCTGTGCCACCGATTTTTCCCGCCGCGCCTGCAGTATTTGCACCCATAATCCCCGCTGGAGCAGTACTTGCACTGCCGATGGCCCCGGCACCTGCGCCGAGTGCGCCAGCACCTGCTGCCGCCATGCCAGCGAGCGTGCCAGCCGAAATGCCCGCCGATGCAGTGCCTGCCGCTGCCGCTGCGGCAGCAGGAATTGCTACCAAAGGAAGAACCATAACCTACCCCTTCAGCAATGGAATGAATTGCGATGCGGCCTGCATGCCCCCACCGAGAATTCCAGCAAATCCTGGAATTTGCGTATTGGTCGAAACGCCGGTTTGCGTGCCACCAAGCCCGCCAGCCATTGCGCCCATTTGCATAGCGCGAAGGGCGCTCTGATACCCACGGTCTTGTGTTTCGTAATGAAGCGCCGCCTGATCATCCAGGACCTGCTGTGACCGCGCGTCTTCTGACATGCCAACGCGGGCAAGGCGTTCATCATCCGCATAAGCCAGGTCGTGCATTTGAGGGGCCATCGACATGGCCTGCAATCGCCTGTTTTGGTCTTGGTTGAATGCGTCATAGTGGATTGGTGCAATTGCTCGCGCCGCCGTTTCTGCAAGATGCTCCTGCGCAACACTCGAATTCAGCATTCCCGAATTCTCGAAGTATGACGCGGCAGCAGGCAGCGCCTCTCGCAATGCGTTCTCCTGCACTGCGTCAATGCGTGCATATGGATCGCCGCCGACCATATCTGTGTAAGCGTCAATCGTAGTGCCAGACACCGGGTTGGCCGCGGCAGTCGCCGACATGCCTGCGCGTGCGTCCAGTGTCGCTTGGCTTTCATCAGCCAGGCGAGAACCAAACGGGGCAGGTGTCAGGCGATTGCTGCCCATAAGCGTAGCGGTGCTCGTCAGTGCATCCCGCAATAGCGGCTGAGCGGCGCTCCATGGTTCTGAGACCGCGTTCTGAGACTGCTTCTGCTTGCTTTTCTTAGGCATATTCCCACAATCTATATGTTGGCTTGAAGTCCTGCTCTCTCATGAAACTGTCCCACCCCGCTCTGCCGAAAACCTTGACTCGCCCGTTGGACTCTCGATCAGAAAACCCCTTGACCTCATCAAGTAGAGTCTCGCGCCAAGCCTTCATGTTTTTGCCTGCACAGAAGTCCAACCAGACCCCGCCGCTGGTTATTTCCGTAAGCGCCACCGCATCGATATCGTCGCCAAAACAGACCCAGCATTGCCGGTTTCCGGAGTTTATCGCGCCTCGCAGCGAACGCTCTGTCGCCTCCCCATGAGAAAGAGCAACGAACTGTTCAAAGAACGGCTTTAGCCGGGGCCAGTGATTACGAACATCAACTCTCGTCAGCACCGATACGATCACAGCAGGCTCAGGAGTTTTCCCATCGCCGTCCAGTTTGGCGGCGTCAGGCGCAGATAGAGAATGCGCGTCGTCGTATCGACATAGATCACATAGTTCAGGCTGATGTTCACCGATGGCACGCCCGATCCAGATGTGGTTGTGTTGCTATCGGGAACGACAGGCGGGTCTTTCAGGTCAGACTTGAGCGACTTCAAAGCGGATCACCAGACGTAATGAGAACACCATACATGATGATTGTCAGGTCGTTCGCAGACCCAGCGTGAATTGCAAAAGTCGATCCTTGCGGTGCCATTAGCGTGTTACGCTCAGCCAGCGTTACCGTGTCATTGGCCGGGATGCTTTCCGCGCTGTAGATGGTGTTGGCATCACCCGCAGAACCGCCGCTTGGCACAATGTGCATGGTGAAAGTAACCGCCGACCCAGTATGGTTGCACACCTTGAACGCGCCCACATGAAAAAACGCGTCATCCGGCACGGTCAGGAGCGTCTGCGCGGCCCCGGCGCTTGTCGCCGTGATTTCAGTCACTGGCAGACAGATAATCTCCCGGCCCGGTGCTTGACGCTCGTTCTCCTGCTGAATGCGTGGAATTCCGGTCATCTCATGCCCGCCGCTCTATACCCGATCTGCACACCTTGGGCCTTTTCCCATACCGCACCAGCAGGGATTGTCATTCTCGCGCGTGCATAAAGCCCTTCAGCCCGAACCGGGCACCACCCGGCATCGTTCAGCATACCAACGTCAGATATCGTTTCCGGCCCGCCCTTAGCCGACTTAGTAATGATCCGCGCCTCGGTGTTCTCTGCTGAATTCTGCACAATCGGCCAGACTTGGCCGATCATGGAACGCTGCCCAGGCGCTGGCTGGAATTCCCCGGTTTCGAAATCAGCCTGAAGCGCGTCACCATCCAGAGCGGTTAATTCCGTGTTCGATCCGCTATTCAGGTAAGCCGACAAACGCCGACCGCGCGCCTGAAACTGCGCAGAATCCAGCGAAATCGGCACATCGTCAATCGTGCCGTACAGCGCGTCCAGCGCCTCAAGCGTCGTTGCGTTCACCGTGCCTTCGACAAGCCGTTCAAGCGACATGCTCGCCGTGGACCAGCGTTCTTCTGCCCACGAATAGATCAGCAGCCTGTCAAATGTGCCATCGCTTTCGTTCGACGCATAGGCCCAAACAACAGACTGGTTTTGCCAGTCAATCGCGCCGTGCGTTCGAAACAGGTCAACGCTCGATGCGTCGCTTCGGAAAAACTCATTTACCCGGCTGGTCCCAATGGGCTGCGTAGATGCTCCGTTCGTGGCCCAGAATCCATCGTGCGCCAGAAAGAACGTCATGAACCCGACCGTAACCACGGCATTAGGCGCAATCGCGCCACGGGCCTCCTCGATTGTCTCCACCTGAAAGACAGACGGCGGACCCACCGCAGAAATCCGGCTAATCCCGTACTCTTGAAACACCAGAGGAAATCGCCCGCCGCTGATCCCCGTGATATGCCCGAACTCATGGCGCAACTCGGCATTCCCAGCCCGGTTCGTCGCATCCGCAGTGAACGTTGTTGGTTGGCTCAACCCCGACCACTGGATCTTGTAAGGATTCGACGCCAGATTTCCGACAACCAAATGCGCGCCGACCTTGCCGATAACCTTCGCTTGCTCTGGCGCGTCCGAGACCGCCGACCACGTTGTGTCCGAGTCAATGTCTGTCAGGTGTTGCAGATCGTTGTTTTCCGATACAGCGAACACGAAGCTGTTGAACTGCTGAAACTGCCAATAGTTGTCCGACCCGATTGAAGTCAGCCCTGTTGTCGCCGTCACCGTACCGGATACATCGACCCACAGCTTATCGTCGCCGCCGCCTACCGTAATGGCGTCCTGCGTGGACCGGGCGAAGAACGCTGCGCCCCGACACTCGCCAGACGTTGACCCTGACGTATTGCCCGCACCGAGAAATGGCCCATAGCCACCAGCAGACGGATAGACATTGTTCGCCCGCACGCATCCGGGGTTCTGAAAGTTTGGGTGGTCCGGCAAGAACTGACCGAACTGGATTTCTGCGATCTGCACTAGAATCGTGTCGGGCGCACCCGGCCCGTCCCCATCTTGCGCGTTGCTTCGGCCAATATCGCACGAATCTGCCCGCGTTCGATCTCCTGATGGACCAACGCAGACTCGGTGTCCTTGATATATTTCGCGTAGAGCCGCTTTGCAGCGGAAGCCTCGATAAGTTCTTGCGCTTCCTCGAACCAAACCGACCCATCAGTGTCGCTCGACGGAACCGCCCCCTTGACAGTTGCCGATATGTAGATCGTCAGCGCATTGGTAGGGATGGGCCAGACGCCGATCTGCCCTGCATAGAGCGTGATAATGTTCGGGTATCCGCTGGTCTGCGACCCTTCTCGAAGGGCTTCGAAGTCTCGATACGGCACTGGATCAAGCGGGATATCAATGCTGCCGTCTTCGATTTTGGCGTATCGGATACTCACCACGTCCTTTGCAGACGTGGTTGCTGTGAAATCAGTGGAGTCGCCATATGAAGCGCCAGCCGTGAAGTCCACACTGTTATAAAATTCTGTCCCCGCAACAGTCGCGAACGTACCGCCGCGCACCTCGGTCAGATACCACGGACGGCGGTTGAATTCGCGGATAGACGCCTTGATCTCGGCCTTGATCTCGGCCTCCAGATCGCTCCGCAGCGTCTGTGAGACGACGTTAGCCGTTATCGTTGCGAGCGTTTCGGCCATCGTGCCACCTGCAATAGTTCGATCCGGTCAGCGGCTTCTTTTGGCACTGCGACCCGTCCTTACAGGTGCCGTGACAAGTGGCGAGGGGCAGCGATACCGCCCGCTCGCGTTCAGCCAGAATTTGCCGACGACGCATCAGCAGCCGGTCTTGCCAACCGGGCGAATTTCCTTCGGCGGCCTGGCGTTCGTTTGCTTGCTCATTGGTCCTGCTCCTTGAACACACCTGCCGAAATCAAGGCGTCAACCGTCGCCTGGAGCGCATCGCGCAACTGTGCGGTGGTTACTTTGCCTTCGGGGATTTCGGGAGATTCTGCGGGGGATGGTGAAGGGGCGAGGGGTTTCCCGCCCACTTCGAGGTCGCCAACACACAACTGCATGTTGGCGTACTGCGTTGCGCGGTGCATCAGGTGTTGTCCACCAGATACTCGACCCACACGATGCCGGAACCAGCCGTCGCTGCGGTACCCGTCAGAGCGGGTGTGGCAACAACTTCGGCACCGGACGCGGTGTAAGCATCCGCTGCGGTCGCCAGTTCATCGGCGGCAATGACGCCCGCCGTACCCAGCGCCAGATCGGTTGCATATTCGTCGGTGTCGTCGGATGTGCCGTCAACCGCATTGCGGAAACCGATATCCAGGACATTCGACGTTCCCGCATTGAATGCGGTCGTCACAACCACACCGCCCCGGATCACAGCCGCGCCTGCGGGCAGGAATCCCAGAGAAACGGAATTGCCATCGTCACCGAAGACCACCGTTGCCTGAAGGAAGTGCGTCAGGTTGTGGTGGAACTGCTGACCTGCGTATTTGTCGCTCATGTCATGTCCTCCTTACGCGTGCGCTGAGGCATAGGTGGAAATCACAATCGACCCGAAGTCTTCGACATTTGCCGAACCAGATTCAGGACTGAAACGGTTCTTTTTGATGCCGAAGATGCTGCCCGCCTCGACACCGAACTGGTTGCCGTAGTCGAACATTTCCTCGTTCCAATCGTATTTCGACGCATTGCTGGAGCCGCCGAAGGCAATCGCCGCCGACTGCGCGCCGCACAACACCGCACGACGTACCGTGTCAATCGCAGCGCCCGACGAACTGTTGACGCCCTGGGTGACACGCTTGGCCTTGTGCAAGATGATCCCATTGTAGACGCCCAGCGCGCCGGTGAAGATCGGGTTCTTACCCACATCGCCACCTTGCATCGCGGCCTTCTGGATGTCCTGCCACTGACCAGTTCCGGTGCCTGTGCGAAGGTCCGTCACCTGGTAGTCGTGCAGGAAGGCGACGTAGTAGTCATCGCCCATCATCCTGATCGGACGAATGACCGAGCCGGTGCTTTCAGCCGTCGATGCCGTCTCAGCCTTTTCACGCGCATAGTCCAGCAGTTCCAGCGTGAACGTGTCGGATGATCCGAGGTCTTCGTCGTTCGAATTGCCGGTGCCTGCCAGAATCTTGCGGTTCGAAGTTGGTGCCGTAACGGTGTTGTTGCCCGTAAACCGGGTGTCCGTCTGCACCGTGTTGCCGCAGATATGGTTGAAGAAACTGACGTCCATACGGTCGGCCCACCAGTCCCGCAGCCCGTCCTTGGCCTCGGTCCGAAGTGGGTACGGAACCCGCTGTTCGGTCAGCTTGCCATTGATACGAACGGCGTGACGAAGCTGGTTCACAACGATGCTGTCGTTGTAGAACTGCAACGCTTCCTCGTTGCCTTCCAGCGTTGAATCGCCTTGGACGCCATCACCCTGCAACTGCACCCGCAGTCCATAAGTGATCTTGTCGCCTGCGCCTTTTTTGAGGTCAACATGCTCTTGAATCAGGGCGTCTTTGCCCTTGCCGATGAAGCGTCCGATGTAGGTTTGTCGGATTGCTTCATTCGCAAGCTGTTTGGAAAACAGCTTATTCGTCAGAGAGTGATTGACCCCGAATTCTGTATTAGCCATTACGGCCTCCATCATTCAGGTTGATCATTCTCCCCTTGTCGCCGGTGGATTAGCGCAGACCGTGTGACGCCCGGTCAGGCGAAGACCGATTAGGAGGTCAGCCCGCCATCACCCGATCAATCTCGGACTGTGGCACCTTGGCAAGTTCGGCTTCTGACATGTTCGCCAGCGCCGCCAAGGTATAGCCGCCGGTCGATTGACCGCCAGCCGATGACAGTGACGCCTGCGTTTGCTGGGTCGCTGCCAGTTTATCCATTCGGTCAGCCTCCTGCTCGGCTGGAGCGGGCGTCGGACCTTTATAGCCACGCAGTTTCGCAAACTCGTAAATCTGCTGCGCGTGGTTCGTGCGGTTCGCAATCGAATTGTTGACCACAGTCGCCAGTTCGTCGTGGATGCTTACGCCGATCTGGTCTTCAGGCACACCCCAGATCCGCAGTTCCGCCTTTCGGGATTCCACCGCAAAGTTCAAAGCGTCGTCGTAGTCAGGGGTTTGCTGGCGAAACGAGTTTTCGACCTGCGCCGCGTAGTTTACGGCTGCCTGCCGCTGAACTTGCTGTTGCACCTGCTGCTGAACCTGATCGACCTGATCAGCCTGCGGCTTGATCACCTGGGCCAGCGCAACCTTAAACCCTTCCGGGTCTTCAATCGGGTCCGGCAAAGCCGCAATCTGCTCGTCAACGGTCTTTTCCGGTTCGACCGGGTTCTTGATCGCCTCGATTTCGGACGTTGCTTTTTCGATCTGCTGCTGAAGCAAAGTCATCTGCTCAGTCAGCCGGGCATTCTCTGCCTCTGCGGCCTTCCTGCCTTCGCGCTCCTGATGCATGGCACCGTGAGGCACCATTTTGACCTTATCGCCCTGGCCTTCCTCTTGCTCAGCCGCTTCCGCCTCTGGTTTGGCGTCAACTTCAAACGGCACGTCAGCCGCTTCCGATTCAACTGCGCTTTCCTCTGGTGCTTCCACAGGCTCAGCCTGCATCGCTTCCAGTGCTGCCGTTTCCTCGGCAGTTAATTCATCACTCATTGGCTCTCCTACGGGAGTCGAAGCCGCGATACGGTGCGGCAACCGAAATCCGCCCTATTGCGGATATTGAGGGGGCTGCAATTGCGCGCGGAGGATTTCCATATCCGCGCTCTGCTCGCCTGCCTGTTCTGATGTGCGCAAATCGACCATTGCCCGAAGGGCCGCGATATCGCGCTGTGTATCACTGTCGAGATACATCTTTTCGCGCTGCAACTCGCTGCTTGCGCCGATCTCAGCGATTTTCCGCGCTAGTTCCTGCTGCTGGCTTTCGCCCTTCTGCATGTCGCGCTGCGCATCGGCCCGGTGTCGCATCGTGTCGCGCATGATATCGGCTTGCGCCTTGATCTTCGCCTTGCCGAATTCGATTTCTTTCAACCCTGCCAGTGGGTCTTCCGGCTCCCCAGCAGGCTGCGTCAGGCTTTTCTTGATCGCCTCGGTCAACGCAGACGGGAACGGGCTATACTCGATGATTTCTGCCCAGACTTCAGGCGACAACTCAGTGCTGGTCAGCACTGGCATCATGTTCATGACGGTCTCCCAAACGCGTTCCTTGTTGTTCGGAGCGGTCGGGGCATCATCAATGATAACGTCATACTTCGTCGCGTTCTCATCTGCGATCAGCGGCAGATAGCGAATGTCATTCTGGTCACCGGTTATCCGCACAAGGCGACCGTCTGCAAGATGCTCCTGAATGTAGTACAGAAGAACCTTGCCTTGATGCTTGCGATACAACCGAAGCGCATCGAACAACTGCGCCAACGTAGTCATCGCCGACTGCTTGCGCTGATATTCGAGGATTCCTGGCTGGTTCTGATCTCGCAGGCCGAGCAATTCCTGATTAACCCCGCTCGCGTCCCGGATCGACATAATTGCGAACTCGGTCAGGTTCATCATGCCCGCCGGAAACGCAGCCTGCGGCTTAGGTTGGATTTGACCTTGAGCAATCGCACCACTGTTCAGCCACGTAATACCGTCAGCCTTTGCCCAGCTTTCCTCGAACTCCTGGATATCGTCTACAGCGTTGCGTTCCGCCATGACGCCGCCCTTGGCGTTGCTGTTGATAATGTGGAGCGTTTGGGTCAGCCATTTGTTCGCAAATTTCTGCGGGTCTTTCATCGACTCCAACAGGCCGTACCACGTCTTTTCTTTCTCGTCATAGTACCCGGTCACAGGGTTGAGCGTGAACGCATCCTTACACGGCTGCGAGCGGGCCAACTCAACATTCCCCAGAAACGCCTGATGGTATTCATGCTTGCTCACAACGCGATGGCGAACCTTGTCGATCCCGATCAACTTCGCCACGCGGTCAAATTGGTCCTTCGGCAACTCGCCCTTTTCGCCTGTCAGCGGGTCAATGTACTCAACCCGCTTAACCTTCTCTCGCCATTGGATTTGCACGACGCGGACCATGTTCGTCTGGTCGGCAACGTGACCGTCACCTAGCGCGTAGTCATCGCCTGCGTGGCTTGTGTTCACATGGCCGTCGTCCTTGCCGTCCAACCACAGCGCGTCCAGCTTTTCCCGGTCGTCCTCGCCAAACATGTCGGCAGCGTCGATCTTCGGGATTTCGCGCACACGAAAACGGTATCGGGTGTCCACCAAACCGCGACGGGATGCCGAGCAATCCCAACCCATCTCAAGCGGAGATATGCGCTCAATCGAAGGCTCGCCTTCTGTGTCCGCCTCGAAGTCCAGCCGGGTTTCCGTCCACCCCATGCCGCAAACCAAGGTATCATAGAACGATTGGCTTTCTTCCTCCTCGGCCCCGCCCTGATCACGGAACCATTCAGCCGCAGCCGTGAACATCTCGTTAGGCTTGGAGTCGCCAATCTCGCGGGGGAAAAAGCGGACCTCAGTGCGATTGTTGATCTCGGAACCGGCGACAGCGTTGATAATCGTCGCCGTCCTGTTGAACGTGATCGGAACACGATTAGTCTCGGCCAGATAGTTTTCTTCCTCTGTCGTCCACTGGCTTGATCCGGCAGCAAAGCCGTAGTTATCGCGTGCGCCTTCACGCCACTGCGATTGATTGCGCCAGCTTTTCGTGACCCATTTTTTCAGGGTCTCGAAATCAGTCATCAATCGCAGCCTTCATTTGGTCGTATTGCTCTCGCCAGTCTTGAGAAACTTTCTCGCGGACCGCCCTAATTCCGTTTGACAGACCCACCTGACCGCCGTGATCAAATTCAGCCGCAGAATAGCCATCAGATTCGGCCTGAGCGATAAACTCATCAAACGGAAACATCAGTCAGCGACCGCCACGAAAATATCGGAGGCCGTGGTGCCTGTGCTCAGAACGCGCGTGATGACGCACGGCAACTCATGGCCGACCGCCAGCGTATACGTGCGCGTTGTGTCTCCGCCGCCCAGCGTTCGAACCGCAACAGCGCCTGCGGTCTCCACACGAATACCAAAGGCCAAATTCGGAAGGTCGTCTGAATCGCTTGGCGTCACAGGCTCCCAATCATGGGGGATACCAGTGTGCTGCATGCCGGTCAGGCGTGTGTGGTTGGTCATGTCATGCTGCCCATGCTGATGAAGGTCGTTTGCGCTTTTTCGCGCGCTTCGCTGGCTCTTTAAAGCCCGCCGAAAACGTCATGAACGCATCCGCCGCGTTGCTGTTGTCGTCGTGCAGCGGCTTGTTCCTGAAGGTGCCGCGCAATTCATCCCATTCCTTGCGGTAGTGGCGCAGGCGCTTGATGCCCTTACCGCAGTACTTCAAGTCGAAGTCGCAGGAGGCGAACACCGTCCGCGCTGTCTCGACTGCCTGCCACTTGTCTGTGGGACGCTGGACAATCTCAGGCCGAAAGCCCAGGTCATCCATCACGCCAACCCGGCCATGCTCCAGAAACAAATCCTGGCGCTTGCCGTCATGCGGCAGGTAGTGCCTGTCAAAGCTGGCGTCGCGCTCTTTTGCCCAATCTCTCAACCAGCCCACATAGTGGCTGATATATTCTCCGCTGTTCTCGTAGTAGCCGACAAAGCGATTGCGTTCCTTGACCCGCTGGTGAAGCCAGATGCAGTTCAGGTCGTTCCTGCCTATATCCCAGAAGCTGTTGACCGGGTACATCGGATCATATTCGAAGCGCCCGATATGGCCGTGCTTGTCAGCATGGGCCAGTTGCCGCTCAAAGATTGCCCCCTCGATAGCCTGCTCGAAGGCTTCTTCCGGCGTCGCAGGGTACTCCCGCTTCATGTCGCCGCCCTGTTCACGTTCCGTCAGCAGCCACCACGCGCGCTGCTCAGCGTCAAGATCGACGCCCTGCGCCTTCAAGCTGGCGAAATAGTCTTCGTCTTCCTGTGTGGCCTCTATCAGCTGAGGAGACGCCCTGTATTCGCTCGCCGACCACCACGGGAAGAAATGGAAGCTATACCGCCCCACGCCCCGCTGCGCCTCCTGACACATCTCGTAGAACCGACCTTCTTGCCCTTCAGCCGTGGACTCGATTGTAATGTGGCCTTTCTCAGCCGCCGGGAAGGATCCGGTTACGATCTCCCGCGCCTTCTGCGGGAACTGAGCGCATATCTTGCCGAACTCCGACACATGAAGGCGCTGATACGTGCCAGAACGTGCGCTGGTCTTGACCTCCAGCGTTGACCCGTTGCTGAGGGACAACGTGTCCGCGCTATCCTTCACCGATCGCAACCGAGCCTTCAGTTGGTCCGGCAGGTTCTCATACGGGAACTTTACCTTCGTCTCAAATATGCTTTTGGCGTCGTCCAGCTTGTGCGCGATGATTGCCGCCCGCCAATTCGGGTTGAACAGACATTCATCCAGCGAAATCATGCAACACAGCGTCGTGAAACCCCGCTGCCTTGCCTTCAGCACAATATCGCGCCCCGTCAGCGCCTTAGCGAACTCCGCCTGCGCCTCGTTCATCTGGAATCGGACGCGGTGTCCGTGCTTGTCTACAATCCAATAGAGATTGTTTAGCCGCCAGTACGGGTCTAGGAACTGGTCAGCCGTCGCCGATGCGCTTGCCATTGCCTGCGATGCTGGTCAGCAGTGCGGCCAACGGGTCGGCCACATCATGCTTGTTATGGATTTCCTGCTTTTCGCCGTACTTCTTCGGATTCATGCGAGCCAGCGCCCACTTGCGGGTATCAATCCGAAGTCGAGACCGCTGAACATGCTCCCCGTTCAAGCGATAACCTTCGCCGTCGTCGCCCTCACGCTCCACCCAGTCGTTGGACGCGTCGTCAGCAATCGCAAACATTTCGTCAAACAACGAGTCTGCACGCCGCTCCATCGCGCGCGCGTACTGGTCCGACAATTCTGCGTCCTCCGACACCCACTTGAGAAACGTTGACTTCGAAGGCGTCCCCTCATCGGCGCAAATAGACCGCAGGCTTTCACCCTCAGCTATCCGAGACAGAACTTCTTCGCGCTGCTTAGCCTTTGCCAAGCCCTTACCCTTCCTCGCGCTGTGTGGTTGTGAGGCCTGCGACCATTTCGGTTAGCTTGTTCATTTCGCGATAAGTCTGTCCGTGCAGATCGGCTTCAATCTCATACGCAAAATATGCAGACGCTGCGTCCATCTCAGCATCACACCGCACCATCTGACGAGCGTATTCAAACAGGTGCTCTGCGTCGGATATTTCGGTCAGTTCAGCCAATGCCGATGCCTTTCCTCGACCAGCAGCTTCAGGATGGATTTTGCAGCACGCCCGTTAAGCACATGTTCGATCAAATCCAGTTCCTTGCGATCAAGTCGAATCTTGTGGTCAGCCATTCCCTACCTCCGAAACAGTGGGTGCAGTCGTCGTGTGGATCGTCTTGCATGGAAATAACACACCAAAACGATGTGGTTAGTTTCTGCCGCCTTTTGGGCATGTAGCGGGCGCGCCTGAATTACGCGGGCATTTTAACGATTGCCCAGATCGCGCCGTATGCATCCGACTTGCTGGAATGGTGTTTCGCTCTCATACCGAGGACATTGACCGGGCCAACCACCCTAACGCCGTCTCCAGCGCAAACTCCTGAATCAAAAGCGCCCGCGACGGGTTTCGTCCGGGCGCACTTTCGTAGCTTGGCGAAAGGTAGCATATCTGGATTTTGCGTCAAGCTAAACATGCAGCCTGTCCAGCGCGACCCGCAAGAGCCGTGTCATCCGCTGGCGCGCAGCATGCGAAGTCCTGCACCCCCGCATCTCGATCAGGTACTTGCAGTCGAGAACCACATGACTGAACACCTGCGTCATTGGCCCCGGCGACACGCTGCGCACAGCCTTTGCATAGCGCATCTTGGCTTCTGCTGTCAGGGCCGCGATCTGGCCGCAGTCCATGGACTTTTCGACATACTCCGAAAGTCCACCGCCACCCGGAAGGGCGCGCTCGTACAGGTTCAGTGCGGCAATGCCTGCGTCCTTCTGCTGTTCGGTGATAGCGCCATGTGACGCCATGCGCTCAAGCGGGTGCTGGCGCGTCTTGCGGCGTTCGCCTGGCCTTCCGTCTTTAGGGCGATGGTAGACAACGCCGAACTTCTGCGCAGCCGTGTCAGGCCCCGTGTCCGTTGTCTGGAACTCTTTCAGATCGGACGGCTTTCTGCGTGCCTTGCCCATGCCTGCCTCCTATGCGCCGCGCCTGATGCCGAGGGCTTTGGCGACTTTTTCAACCATTGCTTCGCTTTCACGAAGTCTGCGCTCTAGTTCGCGGTATTCTTTCTCGCGTTCAGCATGGCAGTGCGCCTTGAACGCAGTTGACCATGACTTTTTCTGAGAAATAGACGGGTGAATCGTCTGGCATCCGATTTCAGCTTCACGCCGGTACTGGAACTGAATGTGTTCAATCACATCCCATGATTGAACGCGCGGCGGGCCGCAAGCGACTTCCTGCGGATAGGACGACACCGTGTTGCCCGCGTCATCGCCAGCCATTGCTTCATCGACCAAAGTCTTCATCGCCGCCGGAGCCGTAACTGGTGACGACGCAAGCATTCCAATCAATCCGCGTCTGTTCAGCATCCCCGTCACCCCCACTTGCTCGACTGGCCCTTTGGCGTACCTTTGCGACCGGACTTGCCGCCGTAGACAGTCCGCGCGTCTCGTGCTGCCTGCCATGCGGCAACGGCTGGCTCTTCGTAAACCTCATGGTCCACCACCCGACCAGCACGCAGCCCCTTGACCGTGATGTAATCGCCCTCAAGCGTGTTCAGTATCTTCGTGGTCATTTCTTCCCTTTCAACCATAACTACCCAACCCGTTCCTTCCCCCCATCAAAGGGGAACCGGGCACAAGGACCACATTCACGCCTCCGTTTATCGGGCCGCCCGTATCGTGAGCCAGCCGCCTTCCCCGCTGGTAACGCTCCAGCCCCTCTTTCGAAGTCCCCGGACACCATCGCCGGTGGGGATATAAAAGGCCCGTTTATCGCTGCCGTATGCGGATCGTGACAGCAGGGGTGGGTTATGCCCCCGGAGGTATTACAGATCGGCTCTGTCAGGCCCTTCTTGCGTTCTGTGCCCTGGATATGCCCCTGAATGGGTTTGCTCCGTTGGGCATTGCCGCCTTCAGACAGGGTTTGGCACGGGAACCCTGCGAACCGTGGGCGGATTTTGATGAGTGACACTTGAAACATAACGTTCCTTGATGTATTTACTGAGTACGGGACCGCCAAAGCCCATACCCAGCCCCGCAGTTAACCGCTGCGGGGTTCGGTTTTTCCGGCCTCCTTTTGGCGCTTGGAAATCTCTCTGGAGATGTACCAACTGGCCTTCTCCAAATCCTCGATAGCGTCACCCTTCAGATCGGCGCGCCAGATGTATTTGACAGCGTTCCCCAGGCAGAAGCCCATGTGCTCTGTCACCTGAATGCACTCGACACCCGAAGGATGGTCTGTGTAGTGCGGAGGGTGGTTGACCATGTCCGTCACTTGCCAACCTCCTTGACCATGTACTTTGCAGCCGCCTGCCGACGCTCTGGGCTTAGGGCTTGGAAGATTGCGTCCAGCACAATCGCCCTTGTCTTGTCGTCAGCCATCGCAGCCCAATGACGGGCGTCCTCGGCAACGTCTTCGAATTGCGGGATTGGAGCGCATGGCCCCAGCTCTGAAACCATAGCGTCAACCGTGCGGCACCGATCTGCGCGACCCAGCGTCCGCCACATGTCTATGCACATCGCGCCTATGCTGACGTGATCGTTCATTCGACCAACTCCGCATCAGGGGCCAGCATCTCCCGCATCCAGCGGAAATCCTCGATCTTCGCGCCGTCACGCTCGATCTTCTTGCATCGCCCGAACAATGGCCCGCGTTCCGCCTCTGGAAGAGCAAAAATTGACCGCTTCACCTTCGGCAGCATTTCCGCCTGTATGGCCTCGGCAGTTTTCGTGCGCATCTCGTGCCCAGCGCGCCCTTCCCAAGCATTGCGCTTCGCTTCGGGACCGCAGTGTGGGCATCCGAAAGGATACTTCGCGTAATAGCTGGTGAGTGTATCGATCCACGCGTCATCGCAGTGAGTGCAGACGATATCGCACAGGTGCGGATACTCATCGTGGGCCATGAAGCTGACACCGCAGCCCATGGCGTTCTCCGCCGCGATTCTGTTGTTCGTCGCGTCGGCCTGAGAAATGAACCGCATGATAACGTCAGCAATCATCGGGCGCGCTATGTTGGATATGTGCCTCATGATGCGGCCTCCACGCTGGATTCCATGGAGAACACCGCGTAACCGGGAGGAACTGACTTCCCGTCTTGCGCGTTGTTCCAAGCGACGCGGCAGGTCCGCAGCTTATGCCCGTTTACCGGCTTCAAGCTGTCACTCTCATCAAGTGCAATCGATGGCAGCCCATGGCTGCTGGCGTTCCATTCAGCTTTCATTTCACCGCTCCTATGGCCCTGAGAGCCATGTCTTCCGTCCAGACAAGGTGTATGGTGCAGCCCACAGCCTCAGCTTGACGCCGATAACCGGCCTGTCGTTCTGCTGTTGCGCTCTTGCGGCGGGACTGCTGTTCACCCGATTTGATTTCGAACAGGTGCCAGCGGCCTCGGAAGCCAGCCAACACATCAAATTCAGCATTGAGGGGAAGAACCCAAGCACCCACATCCCGCATCGCGCGGACGATATCGGGCTGCTTGGCGTCGATCTTCCTAGCCCTCATCATCGCATCCCCGCATGTGCGCGGTATGCCGTGTCAATGTTCTGCCATTTGCTCAACGCGAATTCGTTTCCTTCGCAGATTTGTTTTCTACTGCTGACCTTGCATAAGCTTCGAACACGGGTCGCTGCATTTTCGGCAGTAGCGTCAAAACCCGTTCCAGCGACAAGCCACCGCTGGAACCCTTCATCCTGGCACCGGATAGCCGCCTGCTTTACCGCTGGCAGGTCACCCCATCGGTCAGATTGCTTAGGAGCGGGCTTGGAGGCGGCCTCTGGCTTCAGAGGCGCGATTCCTACCCATTGCTCTTCCGCAAACGTAGGAAGGCCACCCAGCGCCTTTACAGCGTCGTCTGCCTGTTCAATGGGGACTTCCATGACAAGCTGGGCAACCTTGCGTGTCTTGATCAGCTTGAAGTCTGAGAATGTGGCTTTGATCGCGCTCATGCCGCCACCGCCAGAATGCTTGCGAGATACTGGCGATCTGCCGCATCCCGCATATCCTCCAGAAGCACCAGCGCGCCCATCCGATCAGACTGTTCAAAGCACTCGTAAAGACGCACAGCCCAATCCAAGTGATTTTCACCGGTCAGGGCTTGTTTCCAGAAGCGGTCACGCCCACATTCTTCCTCACGGTGCAGCGAGTAGTGCAGCGGAAGACACGTCCACAGCGGGGCCTTCATGCCCATGGACTTCTGCCCCGTGTGCGCGACCTCTACGCCGTCTGTGCGGCCCGATAGGCAGCAGCCTAGCCCGTCGTGCAGGAAGGCCATGTAGCGGCGCTCCTGTTGAGTGAAGCGGCCTGTTCTGGGATTGGGGCGACCCATCAGCCCGCCCTCTGCAATTCTTCGCGCAAGCGGGCATTCATCAGCACAACGCGCGGTTCGAACCGGGTCTTTCCCAGACGCGCAGCTTCACGCGCCTTTTCCATGTCGCCCTGGATTTCGTCCAAGTAGTCGAGACGATCTGGCGTGGGGTTATACAAATGCAGCATGACTAAACCTCAAAATGGGATTTCGTCGGAATGGTCATCCTGCGGCGCGCTCTGCTGTCCGCGCTGCCCGGATGCTGTGTCACGGTCGTTCTGCTTGAACGCCTTGACGATGCATCGGCCTTCAGCGTCTTGCAGAGGAAGCGCGTCGAAGATCAGCGAGAACCCGCCGTTGTCGTCGGGAAACGCAGTGCCAATCCGAAACCAAAAGGTGCCGCCGCCTTTTTTCGGGCGCGGGGTGCAAAGATTCATACGTTCGGTCATGCTGCATTCTCCTGACGATTGGCCTTGCGGGCTTCCACGTCTGCTTTGATCTTGTCGAAATACGGGGTGCCACGAAGGGACAGCACGGCGTCTTTGTGAGCCTTGCCGAACTCGTCCAGCGCCATGTCGTCAGTCTCTTGAAGCTGGACGAACAGGTCTTCGTAGGTCTCTTTGGCGGCGTCGATCCGTTCAGCTTCCGCGCCATCGACTACGTTGGCTTGGTCTTTGTCGTAGAGGGCTAAGCCGAACGGATAGCCGAACGACTTCAGCGCGCGCTTCATGGCGTCTGAAACAGCTTCCTTGATCGCGCTTTCGTGCGCCAAGCCGAGGTCTCGGTCGTAACCATGCCCAGCCCCGAAATCTTCGCGTATCACACCGTCAACTGTGACCCGAACGCGGGCCGTGTAGGTGACGCCCCAGCCGGGGTCTTTGTTCTGGCCTATCTCACGTTCGGACTGCATGACGCATTCCGACTGCATGACTTCCTGCGACCATCCCCCGTGTGTGAAGA